ATAGTTCCGACCTAGATCACGAGTGTGAATATTGTGCACTTTCTTTTAAAAGTCGCACTACATTATGGAGACATAGAAAAGTTTGCTTGAAGAAGCAAGGGAACAATCAAATACAAAATAGCAATAATGTAGGTGATGTAATAGATAAAGATGTATTGATAAAAATGTTGTTAAAAAACCAAGATGTAATGGAGAAAATGGTAACAAATTTGGGAAACACTAATTCTCATAATAACTCCCATAATAATTTAAATAGCCACAATAATAACACCTTCAACATTCAAATGTTTTTAAATGAACATTGTAAAAATGCCATGAACTTGACCGATTTTATTAACTCTTTACCTATTACTAATGAAACTTATAACCATACCATTGAAAACGGATTAACCAAAACAATCACTAATATGATCACAGATGGATTAAATAATATGGACATACTAGAGAGACCTATACATTGCACAGATTCTAATCGTAAAACGATATATGTAAAAGATGATAATGTGTGGGAACAAGATAAAGAGTTAAACAAAATATTAAATGGCATTAAAACTGTAGCACTAAAACAAAGGACAATGATAGACAAATGGAAAGAGGCCAATGAAGGATGGAAAGAAAATGAAAATCTTCAAAATCAATTAACTAGCCTAGTTTTTAACTCCATGACTCTAATAGAACAAGATGAAAAAGAAATGAATAAAATTGTCCGCGCAATTAGTAAAAATACATACTTGACTAATGAAATAAAAAATGAATATAAATAATTTAATTTCATAATTATGTAAATTAAATTATTCTTTGGAAATAAAATTATGGAGAGAAATATCATTTGAAAAATTATTTATTTCTCCTGCCAAAACAGCTTGTTCATATAAAGTTCTAATTACATCGTTAGGTGCAGTAGAACCTATTTTTAATAAATTTCTCTCATATAAATATTTTTTAACTTCTCCCAAAGGTTTTTGCTTTAATAAACCATGTTCTTTCTTTATTTTTCTCCGTGTTACATTATTTTTTATTAATATTGACATTTTCCCTTTTTTCATACTTCTTCCCAAATTATATTTGGATTTAATTGTTTTTCTCGATTTTTGTCTAATTTTTTTATGTTTTTTCTTTAATTCTTCGAGTTTATGTTGTCTAGACGACTGAGGACTTTCGACCTGTGTTTTTGGACTTACTTTTAAAGTTTTATTATGAAAAGTTCTATAGGTTGGCTTTTTACCTCCCTTTAAAATTCCCCATCCAGGGTCTTCTTTTACTACCTTTTCCTGATATTCCATTTTAATTGGAATAGGATTTGTAGTGGAAATAGGAGGACTTTTATCTGGGGAAGAACTTGATAATTCTGATAAATAAATAATGGGTGAAGAAGAATGAGTTTCAAAATCAGTAGGTAAATCTATAGATACAAATGGATCATTTTGAATAGGTTGAATTTCAGAATGTAGAGAATTATTTCCATCTCCAACAGATCTATGTTTTAAAGATTTTGCTTTATGTTTTTTATGTTTCTTTTGTTTTTCTGTTTTATTTTTATTAGTTACTTTATTTAAGTATTCTAAAGAATTAATAAAATCATTATGAAAGTCAGATTTTTCTTTTTCTTCCACAGGATTTTCAATTTCTCTCTCTTTTGTTATTTTTTGTTGTTGTTGGTGTCTCTTAATTTTTTCGAGTAAATCCTTTTTTAACTTATTTGGTTTGATGAGGGTTTTTGGTTTTTCTTTTTTAGGTTTTTTATCAGTATTTTTTTTAGTTTTATTGTTTCCTCCATTAAGTAAAGATTCATTGAACTGGATAGTTTTTTTTTCAGACATAATATATTTTTATCTATAAAATAATACGAAAAAATTAACAATAAAGAGTATTATATAAATTTTTAACACGCAGGTTTTCTTCTTGGCGTTTTTCAGAATCACCCATTTTTTTATATATTTCAAATCCTTTTTCTAAATCTTTATTGGAAATTTTTGTTTTTTCTTCCTTTGGTAGGCAAAATACCCGACGACTATGTGCAATTTTAACTTTTGAAAATAATGTTTCCATATCTCTACCGAAAAATGTAAAGAATTCTTTATTTTTTTCAAACCATTCATCATTCAAATTTTCCTTTAAAGACCAATTATTATCTGTAATTTTTTTCTCAAATATTAATCTTAATTCATTTGAATTATAATCATCAATTTTGAATTTCCATGTAAATCTAGATTCCAGTCCTGGATTATAGCTAAAAAAACAATCCTTTAATTCTTGTTCATATCCGGCAATAATACACATTAAATCTTTTTTGTGGTCACTTAATGCTTCACAAATAGTATCAATAGATTCTTTCGAAAAGGAATCTCTTTTTTCTTTGTTTCCTAAAGCATAAGCTTCATCAATAAATAATACTCCTCCTAAACACTCTTTAATCACATCTTTGGTTTTCAATGCAGTTTGCCCTAAATAACCTGCTACTAAATCATCTCTAGTCACCTTTTTAAATACATTCTTTTTTAACATGCCTAAATTACTAAATATTTTTCCCATTATTTTCGCTACTTCTGTTTTACCTGTTCCTGGAGGACCAAATATAACCGCATGCATGTAATCAGAATTATTTGGAGAGGTATTATGTAGATCTTGAATAAAATATAGAATTTGGTCTACAATATTTTCTTTAATAGAATGCATACCTATCATATTCTGCAACTCTAAAAGTGACGGCTTAATAGCATGGAGAGATTTCATATTAATATTATATTCCACATTATCAGCTAAAGGATATTTATCACATAAATTAATTAAATCTATTAAATTATCTATGGACGCATCAATTAATATTTGTTCTTTTATAATATTTTTTGCTTCTTCATTCTTGAAGGGGTCATCCATAGCGATTTGAGGAAAAATAGAAGGTGATCCAGAGAAAAAGGGTGAATTATAAGTAGAAATGAATTCTTTTTCTTTTTGATCAAGAAGTAATTTTAAGAATATATCGGTTTTATCATTTTGTTTATCTGAAGATTTTGAATCGAGATATGTAATAAGTTTATTAGAGTTCATATTATTATTATCAAAATTATTATTTATATTATTTTTATTTGTAATATCAGAATCACTATATAATTTTAATAATTTCATTTTGTTAGAATCATCAAAGAGAGAAAAATTATTGTTTGAGAAATTAGAATCATTAGACATTAAAAAAATATTGTTATTAGATGGATCTACCAATTTTTTATTATGTCTATTTTTCTTTTTATTGGAAAATGAATTACGATTATTAGCCATATATATATATATTATATTATTTTTTATAATGATTTAAAAATAAATTGATGTTAATAATAATTTATAATATGATTCAAGAAATAAAGATGACAGACCTAGAAAAGGAAATTAAAGAGAATTTGGGGAAATATATAGAGACCCCATGGGCGGTAATAGAGTCTTATTTCAAGGATCAACATTTAGCTCAGTTGGTTAGACATCAACTTGAATCTTATAATGATTTTGTAAATTATCAAATTCAAAAAACAATAGATATGTTTAATCCAGTGCAAATATGCAGTGAAAATGATTTTGATAAAGATTCTGGTAAGTATAGTTTAGAAATATTTATTACTTTTGAAAATTTTCATTTATATAGACCACAAATTCATGAAAATAATGGTGCTTCCAAGTTAATGTTTCCACAGGAAGCAAGGTTAAGAAATTTCACCTATGCTTCTATGATGACAATCGATTTAAATATCAAATATATTGTGCGTAGTGGTTCTCAGTTGGAAAATTGTCAAACATTTTATAAAATTTTACCTGGAATCCATATTGGTAAGCTACCAATTATGTTGAAGTCTTCTGTTTGTGTATTGAAACAATATCAACATATAAACGAGAGTATCAGCGGTGAATGTAAATTTGATGCAGGAGGTTATTTTATCATTAATGGTAGTGAAAAGACTGTTTTAGGTCAAGAACGAGCAGCGGAAAACCGAGTATATTGTTTCAATGTGAGTAAAAATAATAATAAATGGAGCTGGATGGCAGAAATTAAATCGGTTCCTGATTTTAAATGTATTAGTCCAAAGCAAATTAATATGATGATTACAAATAAAAATACTGGATTCGGCACTAGTATTTATATGCAAATTCCTAGGTTGAAAAATCCAGTTCCTTTATTGATTGTATTTAGAGCATTGGGAGTTTTATCGGATAAAGAAATTTGTGAAAAAATCATTTTAAATATGGAGGAAAAAAAGTATAAAAAAATGATATTTGGTCTTCAAGGTAGTATTATTGAAGCAAATACAATTATGACACAAGAAGATGCTATAAAATATTTAATGAGTCATGCCATGTTTACTCCAATTAATATGGATAAAGAAGCTGGTGCAAAAAAGAAAAAAGAATTTACAATGGATATTTTAAATAATGATTTATTCCCACATTGCTTTAATGAAACTCAAAAAATTTATTTCTTGGGTTATATGACAAATAAATTACTAAGATGCAGTATGGAATGGATTCAACCTGATGATAGAGATTCTTATTTAAATAAGAGAATTGATTTAACAGGGACATTACTGAATAATTTGTTTAGAAACTACTTTAATAAATTGGTAAAAGATATGCAAAAACAGATTATTAGAGAAATTAATAATGGTTCTTGGAGATCTACTGAGGATTATTTAAATATTATTAATAACACCAACATTTACAAAATCGTCAAATCTACTACGATTGAAAATGGATTAAAAAGAGCATTATCTACTGGAGATTTTGGAATAAAAAATGTCAATAGTAATAAAGTAGGTGTAGCACAAGTATTAAATAGATTGACTTATATCTCTAGTTTAAGCCATTTGCGTAGAATTAACACTCCAATTGATAAGAGTGGAAAATTAATTCCTCCTAGAAAATTGCATAATAGTTCTTGGGGATTCTTATGTCCTGCTGAGACTCCAGAGGGAGCTAGTGTAGGCGTAGTTAAAAATTTAAGTTATATGAGTCATATTACTATACCAAGTAATAGTGGGCCTTTACATGAATATATTAGTCCTTTTGTGGATAATCTAGATAATTTTGAATCCATGGAACTAGATAAATATGTAAAGGTCTTTGTAAATGGGGCTTGGATTGGTATAAGTAAAAATCCTATTGAATTATTTGAATCATTTACCGAAAAAAAACACAAGGGAATTATTAATATTTATACCAGTATTATCTTTGATTATAGAAATCGAGAAATAAGAATTTGTAATGATGCTGGTAGATTAATTAGACCTGTATTAAGAGTCAAAAATAACAATGTGTTATTAAAAAAGAGTATAGTGGAAAAGATTAAAAAGGAAGAATTAGACTGGAATGATTTATTGACAGATTGTAAAATAGACGAATCTGTGTTAGAATACATTGATCCCGAAGAACAGAGTTTCAGTATGATTGCTATGAAACCAAATGAACTATATAAAGCAAACCAGTTTATTTATAAATATACTCATTGTGAAATTCATCCTAGCACAATATTCGGGATATTAGCATCTTGTATTCCTTTCCCAGATCATAATCAAAGTCCAAGAAATACATATCAATCAGCAATGGGAAAACAAGCAATGGGTATGTATGTCACTAATTTTGATAATAGGATGGATAAAACGGCCTATGTTTTAACTTATCCAGCTCGCCCTTTGGTAGATACACGAGTTATGGGAATGGTTCAATTAGACAAAATACCTGCTGGTGCGCCTGTAATTGTGGCAATTATGACACATACAGGCTTTAATCAAGAGGATAGTTTATTGTTTAATCAAGGTTCTATAGATAGAGGATTGTTTCAAGCAACCATTTATCACACAGAAAAAGATGAAGATAAAAAAATAAATGGCGATGAAGAAATTCGTTGTAAACCTGATAGATCCAAAACCAAAGGTATGAAATATGGAAATTATGACAAAATTACGAATAAAGGAATTGTGCCAGAAAATACTTTGTTAGAAAATAATGATGTGATTATTGCCAAAGTTGTGCCTATTAAAGAAAATAGAAATGATCATACAAAAGTCATTAAATATGAAGACTTAAGTAGAACTTATAGAACCAATGAAGAGTCTTATGTAGATAAAAACTTTATTGATAGAAATGGAGATGGATATAACTTTTGTAAAGTAAGAATCCGAACTGTTAGACGACCAGTAATTGGGGATAAATTTTCATCGAGACATGGACAAAAAGGAACTATTGGAAATATAATTCCAGAATGTGATATGCCTTACACTTCTACTGGAGTAAAACCAGATATTATTATAAATCCACATGCTATTCCATCTCGTATGACTATTGGTCAATTAAAAGAAACCTTGTTAGGAAAAGTTCTAGTTGAATTAGGTTTATTTGGAGATGGAACTTCTTTTGGAGACTTGACCATTGATACTATTCGTAAAGAATTGACCAAAGTAGGTTATGAATCTAATGGAAATGAGCTAATGTATAATGGCCAAACCGGAGAACAAATAGAGACTAGTATATTTATTGGACCTGTCTTTTACCAAAGACTAAAACATATGGTAAGGGATAAACAACATAGTAGGTCTATTGGTCCTATGGTCAATCTTACTAGACAACCAGCGGAAGGTAGAAGTCGGGATGGTGGATTAAGATTTGGAGAGATGGAGAGAGATTGTATGGTAAGTCATGGTGCTTCTAGATTCACCAGAGGTCGATTGTATGATGCATCGGATAAATACCAAGTAAATGTATGTAAGAAATGTGGTATGATAGCATCTTATAATGATAAAATGCAAATACATTTGTGTAAAACATGTGACAATAGAGTTGATTTTAGTTATGTAGAAATACCTTATGCTTGTAAATTATTGTTCCAAGAATTACAGACAATGAATATTGCACCAAGAATCATGACTTAAATACAAATTAGATTTTCATTAGGTTTATCAGTAATTTCCATGGAAATAATGTGTGAAAATTGAAGTGGGTTTAAATCGTCTTCCAATGGGTCACTTGCATTTATTATTTCCTTTAATAATTTTTTATTCATATATATGTCTTGATGAATATAATCCATCATTATCATTTTGGATAATTTTTTTTGAATTACTTGTAAATCACTCAAATGAGGGGTTTTAAGTTCTTGTAAATTAAAAAAAGCTACTTTAGATTGAGGCATATTCCCTCCTATTATTATTCTACAAATAGTATTACCGAGTTTATCTCTCTTTATTTCTTTTTTATTATTAGTTAAACCTTGAGAAGCATTATCATAACTTATGGCTAAATAGCTACTATGATTAATTAATTTTTTTTTTAATGTAGTTGCTTTAGGTCTACAATTTATTTTTTTTGTTGTTTTATAGTTAGAGCAAAATAATACGAGGTTAGGTAATGAAAATTTTTCATCCATATGAAAGTATGTTCTATCTTCTTTAGAATTGGTAATTGTAGGAGGTAAATAGGCAATAGGATCTCCATTTGTAACAATTCTCTGAAAAAACAATTTCTTTTCTTTAATAAATTTTTCAAATTGATTTGCTACTTCTCCATTAATAACTCTAGGTGCACCTATGGTTATACATGTAATTTTAGAAGATTTATGTTTTTTTAACCAAAAATAAGAAAATATTTGTGCACACGCACCACCTAAGGAATGTCCGGTGGAAACTAGTTTATAATTTTTAGAAGAGAGAAAATCATTGGCTAAATATAGTATAGATTCATTCATAGTATAAAAGATTTCCGCAACAATTTTAAATATGCCTAATAAAAATGCGTTATCTGAACCATTACAAATTTTATATGGGACGGAAGAAGATAATTTGGAATAAGATAAACCACTTTTGGGAGAAGATGTTCCTCTAAATGCAACAAAAATAGTATTCATTACTTTATCAGCAATAATATAAACACTAGAATAATTGGATGTTGAAATAAGAATATATTTAACATGTCGGTCTTCTGAATAAATAATTTTTTTATTATGTAAAATTTTATTAATTGATTTGCTAATGGGAATTATATCATTAATAACAGGGTTTAATATAGAGTTTTGATTTAATCCTTTAATTTTTGAAAATTGTTTTTTAAATTCAGGAATAGAAAATATTTCTTTATATTTTCCAATAAAATTAGAATTATTAAAATAGGCTAATCTGGCTTGAATGGAACAAATATAGGATATAAGGGGAATATTACTCATATTTATATATTTTATATAAAAAAATAAAATACAATTTAGCTTTAGCAGATTTTTTTATTAGAATTATATATATAAGATGCCTAATTGTGGAAATCAAACTCAAAATCCCGGATATAAAGCTGCTGGTTACCCAGGAGTAGCAATGAGATTAATAGGTGGAGGAGCAAATAGTACGAGTGGTTCTGGTATGGATGGTGGAGCCTCACGCGAACGCACTAGATTTGTTCTTCGTGATGCTTGGAATGGAGCTGCTGCTACTGGAGTAGTAAAAGGAGTCAAGATTGGTGCAACTCCTTTCAGAGCAGTAAATAATGCAGGTGACTTATTAAACCGCCAATATTTCACTTCTGGTGGTTCTAATCAAGTTAAAACAGGAAGAATCCGATTAGCAGCCAATCAATCTGCTACAGTTTTAGGAGGAAATATATTTGTTCAAGCTAACCCTACTGGAATTCCAAGTGCCAATACCAATGTAAAATATGTATATGATGGTTCTGATTATACAAAATTCAAGAAACAACAAGCCGTAAATAGAAACTATAATGATTATAGTTATGGTGGAGCTGGAGCAAGTAATACCTTTATTGCACTTAACCGTGTAAGAAGATAAATTAATTTTTTAAATATTTTATATATAATCTATTATATATATAAAATGCAATTCACATATAGTCAAACCTCTTATTTACCTTATGTCCCTCAGCCAGCTGGAGCAACTCCCTTTGGACAATATGGAGTTGGACCAAAAGTTATTGTTGGTCCTGCAGACCAGGGAATATTAATTAAGGGATCAGGAGATAATGCAGTGATTAATGCACAAATGGGTATGCCTCAAAAATTTTATCCTTCAGCTGGAGATTCTATGTTTTCTAGGGCTCGTAAAGCATATATTCAAGATAGTGGAGGAGGAACATTATTACAAGGTAATTATGATTCTTCACAACATATTTACCTAAAAAAATTAAATGCAATTGGAAAATCCTCTACTACTAATTCTACTGTTTCTTTTCAAGGTTTAGCACAAAAACAAGATCATTATAGAAATAGCGCTTTAGCAAGAGTAAGAGGAGGAGGAACAGTTGCCCCTAAGAAAAAAGGTGCTTTAGCAAATCCATATAAATCTGGTGGTAGATCAGCTTTATCGGGAACAGGTAATAGACAAGTGTTTGCTTAAAAAAGTAAATTAATATGCGTAAATTTTTTTTATATAAATAAATTATATATCATGATGAACAAGTACCTTGTCGAGTTTTTAGGAACTTTATTTTTCCTTTATGTTATATTAGCTACTGGAAACGCTCTTGCTATCGGTGCTGCTTTAGCAATTGCTATTTTAGTTGGAGGTAAAATCTCTGGTGGCAGTTTCAACCCTGCTGTCACTATTATGATGGTTGCTGCTGGCA